TTTTGTTTTTCTCCCGCCTCCTCTATCATCGCGGACATTTTCAAGACGGTTTGGATCTCTGGAAGAACCCAGCGAACTTGATCTTGAAGGAACTTCTCATTAGCGGTGGATGTGGTAGTATTGCTCATGAATATATTCTACCACATTTCCACAAAAATGTAAATAGAAAAATGCTAAAAAAATCACATTTTTTCACTTTTTTACCGAAAATGATACAAAAATGCCAGATTTGATACAAATGGCTATAATGATGATCCGACCAACTCAGAGGAAGTCCACTTCTGTTCTCTATCGCTCCACCAATGGGTATACTCTGGTGTAGTGATCAGAAAGCTATCTTGAGCGGTAGATTCCTTTAGCTTAAACCCCAGAGCTTTAGCTTTGAAGAAAATCTCTTTCGCAGAGGTGGAAAACTTAGGATAATTGAGAAACTCAACAACGGCTCCGGTCTCCTCTCCACCGCAGTATATGAAAGATGTTTCCGAAACGTTTACACAGCTTGGATTCTCTTTACACCAATGCCGACACGTTTGCTTTATCACATCAATCGGACCACTGATATAAATCCTAGCAAAAGTAGACGGGGAGGATAGGTGCCTTTTAAATTGATTCATAACAAAAGGTATAGTATATCAACAGGGAATGAGACGTGTTTGTTAGTCTTTGTTTACGACATCTTGAACATTTTCGATTTCTCGATAAAGTGCTTCGACATCGTCAGTTATTCTTTTATCGAATCTGGAATCCAACCTATCGAAGTTTCTCCAAACCTCGTCGTTTTCAGAGCCGATTGTTCTTTCTAATGAGTCGACACGCGTATTGGCGTCGTACTCGAGTTGTGCAAGCTCTCCTGATAATCTTACAACCTTGAACCCCAACCATACAACGTATGACAAGAACCCTAAGCTGAATACAGTCACCAAGATGCCATTTACTATAATCGCAGTTTCCATAAGCTTATTCTTTCTATTTTAAGATTGGTCTTAAACACTGCGATATACTATACCTAAATGATAATGAATTCCTTTTTCTTCTTAAATGCTTTCCGCATCTTCCTCAGAGTTTTCAGCTGAGCTAAAGTTTCTTCGTCGGCGGGCGGGTAATCCACAATTTCCTTCATCAGCATATGAATGGCCGTGTCCAGCGCGCTAATTGCAATTTTAGATTGATAGATTGAATACCGTTTCATAATTATTCTTCAGTCTTTTCTGTATCCTTCAGTCTTTCAGCCTCTTCCTTTTTAATATTAAGAAGCGATTCATACGCCGCTGAAAGGTCTTTGCGGTTCCTCGAGGAAAGCTTAGACTCCTTAGCTTGAATCCGCTTGTACTCAGACTCGATTGGCAAAACCCAGGGTTCGCTTTCTTCTGGAATTTCCTGGCCCGTTTCAACCATAATGGTCAAAGCAAGGCGTTTGCTGAATTGGTAGTTTAAGTCTGATGGTTTCATAATTAAGTTGTTTTCTTAGCCGTCTTTTTCTTGGTTGTTTTCTTTTTAGGTGGATTTTCTTTTAATCTGGCTTCCTCTTCTCGGGCTTCATTTCTTGCCTCAAGTCGTTCAACCACAGTGTTCGCATCCATCCAAATATCTTTATCATCAACAAGGTTGCTAATCTCTTCTACCGTGAGAAAGTCTTCATATTGAGAACGAAAAAGCTTTTCAGACCACTTCCTGTCGTGAATCACATTTGAATACATCTCTCCTCCTTTACCAATCATGCCACCGCTGTAGTTATGAAAGAGAAACGCGCTGTGTTCATTGATTGCAAATTCATCGCCTTGAAGAAAGATTAAAGTTGCTGCGCTCATGCACGCTCCGCTTACGTTCATAATGATATGAGCGTTGCATTCATCAAGAACTTGAAGAAACTGAACGGTGGTAAAAAGATTCCCACCCGGGCAATTAATATGAAAGTTGATTACGTCGGTTGGTCGAGCGTTTCGTATCTTATGAAACCACTCAATGTATTCAGAGGCTTCTCCAATATTTCCGGATAGGTAAAAATCCATTACGGATCCATACTCACCTGAAAAGTTATTTGCTTTTCCTCCGCCGAAAATATCTTCTATTCCCAAAGCGGAAGGGGTTGTGTTATTTGTATGCATATTATTAAAAATGACTTAATCTGATTTACCGTCTTCTATGTCCATACTCTGTGACAAGTCACACGCTATAAAAGATACGGCTTTTAGAATATCTAAGTTGGTGTATCCCTCGGCTTTTAATGATTTCAGCGTGCAGAATAAGTGTTCTGTAACAATTCCCCAATTTTCTTCTTGTAGATTGAATTCATCTTCAGTATTATCGTCATCCATATTGTAATAGTCATCCATAGTATTTTTAAGTTATCCTCGTCTTTTGACGATACCAAATAAGGATTCCCAAACAAATCCAAATCTGAATCGTGCTCCTAGTTTAAATTTTAGTTTACCTGTTGTGCAGTATGTATTCCAGTTATCCTTTAAAGCAGAAAAGTTATAACCTTTATCTGATCCTTTTCTAGCCACATAAGAGCTTCTTGACTCAGCTCCTACTTCCCATCTATCGCCTAACGACCTCCAGCACCCGCATGCGGTTCGTTGCATATCCTCCGTGATTCTAACCTTTGGAACAAGGCTGCATCTCGGGCACCTTTTCCATTCAACGTAGTCACTTGGATACCAATAGCTGTTACCCACGTTAATTCCCCGGTGAACTGGATACCTGAGATGCGCCTTATTCAATTTCATTGAATAATTATTCGTGTTTGATTTGCGATTGCTTTCCTGAGTTCTTATGAATCTTTTTAAGCAAACAATTCCAATCGCCTCCCGCTCTATTAATCGTCGACTTTGTACCAGAATAGGACAGCTGCACTGCGGTGGCCTTTCTTTTTTTCTTGCCAGTCTCGCAGTATGGACAAGGATCGCCCACGGGATCATCTCTGTTATCCATGGGATGACTTTCTTCCCAAGTCTCACCACATGTTTCGCAGCAGTATACGTAAGTCATTTTATTTATCACCGAGCAGTGTTGGAAATGCTTTGCGAACAGTAGCTTCAGTAAGTGTCTTATAAAGACCTTTAAGATTCTTATCCTTTACAGCAATCACAATCTTAGCGTCAGCAGCGCATAACGATTCAAGAAGTTTAATGTAAACAGTTTCTTTCTTGAGCGCTGGCAATGGTGATTGTTTGACAAGATGGCGAAGTTGTTTGACAAGCTTTTCAAAATGGCGGGCTTGGTTCCCTGCCACAGCTTCGTCTTCTTTATAAGGAGGTGTTCCTTCTGGGAGATCAAATTCAACGCCTTCTTTATAATTGGCTTGAAGAAGTGTTTTGATTCCAAAGGTTGCATGATCCTGTAAAAGCTTTACCCGTTCTGGAACTCCCTCGGCTTCTTCACAAAGCTGAAATAATTCGTGAGGGAGTTTGGTCCTATTATTTTTCGGTGTTTGTTTTTTCATTGTAAACGTTATATTGTTGTTTCTAGTATTATATATCACTTGATAAAGAACTCTTCTGCGCAAGCTACAAGCTGACTGCACCGACGAGTAATGAGATAATTAAGAACCTTTCCGTTTGGCTTAACTTCCTTTTTATTGTATTCTTCCCTGATTTGGGACACAACATCTTCCGGAATCTGAGAAAGATCAATCATACTTTTGTTACGGATATAATTGCGATATGTTTGTTCATCAAGAATCTCTTTCATGTCGCCATTACGAGAAGCATTGTACCATTCTTCAATCTTCTTAGCTCGAAGCGGTGTTTGGCGTGATTCGGAAACAAATACGTCATCAGCTGAAAGAACATTAGGAACACCGTCACCACTGTCACCACGAACTACATGCTCGAAAAGATACTTATGCGGGTTGGTATCCTTTACAAGTTTCTTGGTAAGAGGACTGAATTGCTGAACATTGTCGTACTTTTGAAGCTGAATAAAATCTTTATCAGCACTGATGATCATAACCTTTTCGTGGTTACCAAACTCTTGGGTTGTTTCTACAAGGGTTGCAATAACGTCATCAGCTTCAGCATTGCTTACCTGCACTACTGGAAACGGAAGATACTCGTCAATCTCATCCCTTACTTTGTTAATGCTCTCGAAGATTGATTTCCAATCCATGCCCGAGCTTTCCCGATTCTTTTTACGAGCGGCTTTGTATTCGGGAAAGGTACCTTTACGCCAACTGCCTGCGTCACATGCAACAATTAATTTACCGTACTCATCGCGGTATTTGAGATTGTACATTCTCAACGAATTGAGAATCATATGACGCAATAAGTTTTCGTCTAGATTAGATTTTGGCTGTGAGAACACAGTAGAGATTGAGATTCCAGAGAAGTCTACGATAATCATTTTGGTATAGATTTTGTTTGTTACTACTATTATACCATAGAAAGGGAAGGATGTAAATCATTTTTTGAGGTTTTTAACGTGGCTGTGATGGATCCTCGCTTGGATAATTCCGTTATAGTATTCATCACTTAGCAGCACTTCACGATCAACCTGCTCCTTTAGTTCCATATAGCTCATCTCACCAAGGCCGCTGCAAAGGTGAAGTATTTCCCTCTTAAATCGTTCTCCGCCAAATTCTTCTACAAGAGCTTTGGTTTCAGGACTTGAACCGTAGTATGTTTGCCAATCACTTTCAGCAACTGACCGCCGTTTTCTCTTTTTACCTTTAAGCGGGGGACGAGTTATCTTCCGTGTAAACTTTTTCTTCCCGATATATTTCTTATCGTTTTCGGTATCTGTAAGGCAATATACAAACCCAACATAATCGCCGATCATGTCTGATGTAAATTCCTTGCCTTGATAGATCCACATTATCTATCTATAAGAAAATTAAAGCGATCCGTCGTAGGACTCGTGCGAACCACAGAATGGACAATATTGCGGGAATTCTTCTTTGTCGTAATCATCGTAGTCCATGTCGGTATCTTCTACGTCGGAGAAAGACGCCTCTTCATTATCGTCCCACGCGATTTCGTAGGAAGCATTACAGTTCGAGCAACGTTTATCAGTAATCATTTTTCTATCCTTCACACGACTTACATGTGTTTAATGATCGCGCAAGTTCCTGCGCAGGGTTACCACTTCTTTGGTAATACATTCCCTTTATCCCACTTTCCCAAGCGTAGATCAGCAGTTCATTTACTTCTTTTGGTTTAGCCTTTGGCGGGATCATTAAGTTAAGGCTTTGTCCTTGATCAACAAACTGCTGTCGTTGAGCAGCTTGAATAACAATCTCCTTTTGAGATATCTCACCAAAGGTTTTAAACACGTCCTTCTCTTCTTCGCTTAACTCAGCAAGGTGTTGAACACTACCACCATGTTGAAGAATCTCTAGCCATACTTCTTGTGTGTCTAGTCCTCTTTCCCGTAGTAAGGATTTAAGGTAAGGATTCTTAAAGGTAAACTTCCCTTTGGCGAGGTCCTTTGTAAAATAGTTTGAGTTGAGCGGTTCGATACTTGGTGATACTTGGCCAAGAATAAACGAACTTGATGTTGTTGGTGCAATGGCAAGGGTAGTAACATTCCGTCGGCCGTATCCCTCAAGAAGAGAAGGTTCTCCGTACTTTTCAGCAAGTTCTTCCGAAGCTGCATCTGTTCTAATACGA